GTGCCCCATTACATATTGAACGACCAGCACGAACCCGTCGAGGTCGACCTAGAGACGCGTTGCAAGCACGAGGATCAAGATATCGGAGACACGACCGTTGCAGAGAACACGCGCGTCTGGACGATTTTCCTCGGCTATGCAAGCGATGGCGCGGAGCCGCCTTTCGTTCACTATGTGTTTGAACCGGGCCACGTGTATCGAACCGCCAACACCTATGGATACGAAAACGCCGTCGCGCGACACGGCCGGATCGTCGAGTGGTTGACGAAGCGCGCCGAGCGTCGGCGTCAGCGTGCCGCTGCCCTCAAGGCATCGCGCCCGAAGACGCGGTGACCAGCGACGCGTGCACGACCGCGCACCCCGCCTTTTGTCTATCGCATCCACTTTATTATCCGACATATAGCATCCCACTTCACCCTCGCTATAGGTTCAGCGAACGACGGTCCGGTGGAGTTCGACGCGGGCGTGGTCGATGTTACCCGCGACTGCCGCAAGAACGGTTCCGAGTAGACACCCGGGATGTCGCTCGCCAGCCGGAGGCGGAAGTGGCGAGCCTTGAACAGGGGATGCTTAGGAACGTCGATGCATGGGTTACAGGATGGCTTTGCTGGCACGGCACCCCACGCAAAGCCGCATCTCAATCGTAGTAATAGGCCGCACTGCTTCAAATACAGCGCTGGCACAAGTTACTATCAGAAGTCCCCTTTTATCTGCTCGGTCGTTAAAATTCTACTCGTAAGGCGCTCAATTTCATCAAGCGAGTGCTTTCTCCCGTTTGCATCGCGCAAATGATTTATCACCTCCCTTATTTCAGAGTCGTCATTTATGATAATATATTTTATATCATTGGGCGAAAATTCGAGCCGGCAATCACTATACATGCCATAAAATTCTTCCGGTTTTTCTTCGTATTTAGGTACCGAAACAATTACTCGCTTGTTATCAGAACGCGGCGGCGAATACCTCCACTCCCGCTCGTCCGAAAATCTGTAATTCTCGAGGGTCTCGACTTTACGCTCCAAAGGGCCTTCGTAGTTTTTCATATACCGCAAAACATCCAGAAATGCCAACCCCACCGCGCCACCCTCCGGCGCATCTAATGAATCGCGCATTGCATTCCTATAACTCGCAGAGAGCAACGAGTTAGGAGCAACGTAAAGCACGGGATTTAACCCATTTCGCATGGCCCATTCCTTTGTTAACCCGATTCCATACGAACCATACTTTCTGATGTGATCTTTGATTTCAGACATTGGAATGTCGCAAAAGCTAACCATTGGAGCATAAAAGCTCCAACGCTTTCCCTGCGTCAAACGAACAACTTCCTTGCAGAAAAAAACCTTGAAGTACCCTTCAAGAATGCCGAAAAGCGCTTCTTTTTCCCGAGTGAAGTGTGTAAGAGTATTTGAACTTAATGGCATGAATTAAAACCCTGCGTTTTGGAGACAAAAACCAAGCGGTTGATAGACTGCCTTACACGAGCTCCTACGCCCTACCGTAATAATGTAAAAATTGGCAAGTATCTATCTAGATCGCATTTTATTCAAGGCACTTGATTGTTTTCCACATCCAGCTCAATCGCCCTTCTTTTGAATCAAAATTCTGTAGAAATAGATTGATTTGACAAGGTGATGCAAGTAGTTCATCTCTCGAAAAGCGCAGAGCAGCTTACGCATGAAATCGAGAAAGTACATCGTCTGTGCCTTCTCTTGCTCCATACCCTCCAGCTTTGGGTAATACGTGATGAGTTGCGTTGTCTCGTCATACTCCGCCTTGTAATGTGCTATTGCGTTGCGCAACTGGTTGTCGACTGCATCCTTATCGAAGAAGAACCAACAATTGTCTAGCCATTCGGGCTTCGCGCCGAGCGACACATCTGCATACTCGTGCAACGACTTCGGCGCCCTTCTCTTCGGCCCAAGGTCAGGAAATGAATCATAGCCACCGCGATGCAGCAGATTGTTTAAGCCTGCGACGATCACCAACTGACGGTTGATGACCTCCGCAACGTCCTTGTATAAATCCTTGTACTGGTTGAACTTATCGGTAGAAACCCGAGCCGGCGACAAACCACCGGGTTGGTACGTGTCGTCAAAATCAAGCATCAGCGCGGGGCGCAGAGCCAACTCTGCGTCGAGAATCGCCGGGTAAAGTTCAAGCCCGTCAAGCTGAACGTTACGCAAAAAACCAGTGTCGACCAAGTGATCAATAAAGCCGTCGATCTTCGCCTTATCCTTGCCGGAAAGATACATCAGAAAATTCGGATAGCCCTCAGCCACCTCCTTCACGCTGTGAATATTCACGAACGGTTTGAAGGCGAACGACACAAGAAGGTACAACCCTGCATTGATATCTTGCGGACGGCTCGATTTGAGTTTCGTTTTCAGGAACTTCTCGACCTTGCCCGTGAAAAGCTGCTTGTCCTTGCCGGAGTACAACCTTATCAGGTTCCGTATTTCGGCCTGCACCTTATAGACCAAATTCAACTCGTTCAGCCTCTCGTTATGAAGCTGAAATCTTTCGGCGCCAATTTGCTGAAGCGCCATCATGAATGGCGTATGGCCCATGATATACTTGCCAAACTTAACTGGAAAATCCAGATGCAGGTCGACAAAGTGCGTCGCATCATCGAAAGGCCCGTCCGCTGGAATTTCGTGGGCGCCGGCTAGATCCTTACCCTCGCCGGGTCTCTCGCCAAGCGTGAAGTCAATCGGTGAGCCGCACGACGGACAGCAAAAGCGAAATGGCTGGACGTCTCGATTCGACATTCCAACACGAAGGTTGGTCTGGACCTCACAAGTGTCGCAGACGACCGACATCATTACGTTCATTTCTGTAGCCCCCGATTAATCTTTCAGTCTGACGTTTGTGCGTCCGATACGATTTTAGGCTTCAATACGATAGCGTCGTGATCGGTCTGCTTTAAGATAACCACGCTTCGCGTTTGCGTTTCGTACAGGAAGTACGTGCCCCCCACGTAGCCAATGTATTCGACCGGGTGGGCTTCCGTTGCCTTGAGGGGAACTCTTACGGTTGACTCGTCGACCACGCGATCACTTTTACCGCGTAGGATTTGCTCGGCGCTTAGTGCCCCACTTGCCGCTGCGGCAAAAAGAGCCAATATCCCCAACGGTATCAGCACGCTTCGCACCTTTCCATCCGGGAGGAGATCGGCCATTAGCGGATGAGATTCGAGTGCCATCACCAACGGCAAAAAGAATGGCGTTGCTAACAGCCAGCGCAATGGGCTATTCGATAGCCCGAGGACGGCGCCCCCCACGATTATGCTGAGTCCGGATAGAAGGCGCGTGTGATTGTTCACGAAGACACCCACGCGGGTGTCTCGCCCACCGCCGGCTGGGAATACTTGCCTTAATGGAGAGATTTCTGCAATACCAGAGCCGACAGCCAAAGGCACAAACGCGGCCGCCACCGGAAGAATCGCCCTAGTCGCCACGTCGCTGAAGCTCGCATACTCGAACACATTGATGCCAAACGCGCCCCAGTACGTCCACAGGTAGCAAGTTGCGATACACAGGCCGTACGCCACAGCAAACGTCGCTAGCTTGGTCTTGCTTTCCATGCGTAGGTCTCACTCATATGCATTATTGACTGACTACTTGCGTCCGGAGAAATTATATTCGAGCGCGGAACATCGATGATGTGTAAACGCTCGCGAAACATGACTCTGAAACTGTAGGTGATGAATCTATGAACCACGGCGCGTCGTAGACGTGCCGATAATTGCCTCCCGAACATGCCCCCGGCCGCTTTAGGCGGCAAACCGGCATCCAAGGACGTCTACGAAGTCCGCAAAGAAGCCCGCTCTATGCGGGCTTCGCTTCATTGGCTGACGGTCAGCGCGTCGTAATCTGCTGCGCACTCGTTTCCGGCGATTCTTGCCCGGTCAAGCGCGCTTGCCAGCGCTTCATTTCGCTCGACAGATTCCCCGAACACGTCGGCGAGCAAAACGACGGGGTCGGCTCCTGCCGCGCCGTCGCCGGTAGCAGCGGAATCGCGGGCGCGCTCGCGGGATACGAGTTGATCGACGGTACGCTGCAACCCATCAACAGTAGCGCGAGCAGCGACGGCATCCCCCACCGCAGCAGTTCTTTGCTTCTCAGCATCCTTTGCATTCTCCGCTTGTGCGGCTGTGCGCCGCTGTTCTTCATTCCGCGCCGCCGCGACGGCATCGGCCTTCGCCCGTGCAGCATCGGCCTTGATGGACTCGATCTCGCGCGCCTTCTCCTCGTACACATACGAGCCGCCGAGCAAGGCCCCGACAAGACAGGCCGCGATGCCCGTCAAAATGAATCCCTTCATGCTCACCGCCCCTCACACGCTGCGCGCTCTTTCTGGCGACGCGTATAGATGCCGAAGCACCCGTTTCGCCGGATCGAGCAGTCAACCCATTTGTCGCCTCGCCTCACGACAGCCCACTTCTCGTACAGCTCGCAGGCTTCCGGAAAGTTGCGCGCTTTGTACGCGGACAGGATCGAAGGCGCGGGGTCATCGCGACGCGGTGCGCGCCGCCATGCGCCAACGCCTCTGTTGTATGTGTAATCGATGGCCGCAACCTTCTGCCCGTCTGTGAGCGAATCGAACCCCGGCACCGAATCCCGGACGGCCGCCGCATATCCAGCCAGCGACTTCGCCAACATCTCTTTGCATTCCGGCAGCGTGTAACGTCGCATCTGCACATTTGTTTCGCCGTAACATACCGTCTCGACACGCGAACCAATCGCGTCCGTGTACGGCGTCAAACTGACGCCCTCAGAGCCACCCGTCAGCGAAATACATGCCGCCGCAGCCACCGCGCCAATCAAGGCCACCAGCGACCCGCTACGCCCGTTAGACGCCATATTCCTCCCCCGTGTGTGCTTGAGCCTCCCGAATGCGCGCCGCCGCTACTGCCTCGTCGCTCTTTGCTCGCCTCCATTTGAAATACCAATTGACGCCGCAAGTCACCAACGCCGTCGCAATGCCGACCATCACACCAACCTTTTCCAGCGTGATCGATGCACAGAAACTCGCGAACGCGCCCGTATAGCTCACCGCATCCCCCGCGCTTAATCTCATACTTCCCCGCCCCTTTACTCCTTAGTAATGCTTACTTAAAGCCCGAAAATAGTAGCAGGTAGCGGCGCAAATCCGCGCACCTGCCAATCACGACTAGTCCTTCTTGTGTCGCTCCTTCACCGCCTGAAGGGAATCGATCCATTCAACTGTGTCAGGCGGAAGCGGTTGACCCTGCTGTAGCGCCGCGAATGCTTTGGCAATGGCGTCGAGTTGATCGCCAATATCCGGGTAAGCGTCGCGCCGTCGCGCCCGATAGTCAGCCCTGTGCTGAATCTTCATCGCTCACCTCAAATGTCACATCGAGCAGCGGCCACGCGCGCACCGTCACCTGATACGTCCCCGGCTGCGTAAATGACAGCTCACCAGTGTCCTCGTCGCACGCGTATTCCTGCCCGTCAATCGTGATCGTGCAAGGCACCGGGAGATTCGAAAGCGTCAGGCCGTCGATCGTCGCCGGATTAGCCGGTCGCGGCGTTACCACACCATCGAGCACGTAATCGGTCGCGATGCTCGCCTGCACCTCGATGAGCGCAAACCCAGCCGGAACAGATTGAATGCCAGCGATGCCGGGCGGGCCACCCCCGACCATCGAGATAGCGCCCGATTCGACCTCATAAATCGCAAAATATACGTTTCCTTCCATACTCTCCTTTACCGTTTGAACTCGTACACCGTGAGCCGGACAGTCCCGCCGAGCGGGTTAGCTATCGACAACTGAAACGAATGCGTACCCGCGCCCAGCGTAGTGCTATAGATACTGTATTCCGGGTTATTCGTGTTCTGATGAACTGCCACCACCCCACCATCAATAAGCAGCGTAAACGTCGATGAGTTGTATCCCCCATACACGAACATGACGGGGCCACCAGTGCACCAGAAGTTGCCCGACATGGTTCTGTTGCCTTCGAAATACTGGCCCGTTGTAACCGCCCCTCCAGCGATCCGCAACGTATCAATCTGAGCCACCCCGATTTTTGCAGTGCTGATCTGTGCGTCCCCGATCTTCGCCGTGTTGATGGCGCCGTCTTGAATCTGCGCGCTACCGATCGCCCCGTTCTGGATTCGTGCTTGGTCGATAGAACCGTTCGCAATCTTGGCCGTTGTGACAGTCGCATCCCCGAGCATCGCATTCGTGATGTACCCGTTCGAGATGAAGCCGTTCGCGATGAACACCTGCCCGTTCTGGATCGCGAACGGCGACGACACCTTACCCGACGACGGGTCGATCACAGCGAACGTAGAGGCAGAGAACAGGATCGACGTGTTGCCCGAACCATCGGCGCCGAGCGCCATCGACGCAGCGTAGGTCTGCCCGTTCACGACCTGCGCCTTGATCGTATAGGACGCCGACAGTTGCCCGTCGAGCGCCGCAAGCGTCTTGCCCTGCGTCTGCACCGTTGCGCTCGTGTCCTTGACCGACGATTGCAGGGTCGTGATCGCGTCCGCATTCACCTTGTCGCCGGATACGCGCGCGGTCGCCTCCGTGTTGACGGCTGACGAAATGTCCGTTGCCGTCTGCGCCCGCAGGTCGGTGATCGCCTGTGCGTTCGCCGCGTCACCGTCCGTCACCGTTTTTTGCAGCGTCGTCACGGTCGCCGCGTTCTTGTCGACCGTACTCGATAGGTTCGTGATCGACTGCGTGAGCGCGGTGTCCGCATCGCTGCGCGCCTTCGCTTCCGTCGTGATCGCGGCCCCAATGTCTGCTGTGGTCTTCGTCGCCAGATTGGTGATCGCCGTCGCGTTCGCGGTGTCGCCATCCGAGCGCGCCTTCGATTCCGTGCTGATGGCTGCGTTCGCGTCCTTGACGCTAGATTGCAGGTTCGTGATCGACAGCGCATTGGCGCTCGTGCTATCCGACACCACATTGATCTGCTCCTGCACCAACGCGCTATTGGCGTTGTAGTCGGCTCGCAGGCTCGTGATCGCATCCGCGTTCGCGCTGTCACCGTCGACGCGGGCCTTCTGTTCCGTCGCAATCTGCGCCTTCGTGTCCGCTGCCGTCGACACCGACAGGTCGGTGATGCGCTGGCCGAGCGCGGAATCAGCGTCGCTCGTGGCGGCCGCGAGGTCGGAAATCGCGGCCTTGTTGCCCTTTACGTCCGTCGTCAGGCTCGTGACCGACGACGCAACAGCGCTCGTTGCGTCCGACTGTGCCTGAAGCTGCTGTGCGACCGACGCCGCGTTATCGTTGAAACTTGCGGTCAGGCTCGTGATCGACTGCGCGAGCGCGCCGTCAGCATCCGTCCGTGCCTGCGTTTCCGACTGCACCGCAGCGTTCAACGTATCGCCCTGAGCGCTCAGCGTCGCCTGCACGCTTTCGATCTTCTGGGCGAGCGCCATGTCAGCTTCGGCGCGCGCGTCGGCTTCCGTATAGACGCCGGCCAGTGCGCTGTCGTTGCCCGACATCGGGCCGTCGTCGCCGGCCATCGCCGGATTCACCTGAGCCGTCAGCCCCGCGATCTGCTGCGCCATCGCCGCGTCTGCATCGCTGGTCGTCTTTTGCAGGCTGTTGATCGCGCTGGTGTTGCCGTCGACCGTCGCGCCCAGCTTCGAGATAGCGCTCGCGTTCGCTGCGTTTGCATCTGCGCCGGCCTGAATCTGGGTCTGCACCGACGCCGCGTTGTCGTTGAACTTCGTCGTAAGGTCGGTGATCGACTTCGCATTGGCCGCGTCTCCAGACGTGCGGGCCGTTGCTTCCGTGGCGACAGCAGCAGTAATGTCCTTGCCGGTCTGCGTCTTCAGGTCGCTGATCGACTGCGCGAGCGCCTTGTCAGCGTCTGCGCTTGCAGTCGACAGCGCACTGATCCCCGCAGTGTTGTCCTTGACAGTCGTGTTCAGCGCCGTGATTGCATCCGCATTCGCCTTGTCGCCGTCGATGCGCGCCGACGTTTCCGTCGATACGGCGGCTGCAATGTCCTTGCTCGTGCTCGTGGACAGGTTCGCGATCGACTGCGCCAGCGCCTTGTCGGCGTCCGCGCTCGCGGTAGACAACGTTGCGATCGCCGCGTTCGTGTCCTTCACCGTCGACTGAAGGCTGCTGATGGCCGTCGCATTCGCACTATCGCCGTCCACACGGGCCTGCTGTTCCGTCTTGATGGCCGCGCCAAGGCCGTCGGCCGTCGAGGTCGACAGGGCCGCAATAGAGGCTGCCAGCGCCTTATCGCCCTCCGACGATGCCGTCGATAGCGCGCTGATCGACGCCGCGTTGTCCTTGACGCTCGTATTGAGCGCCGACACGTCAGAAGCCGTCGCCTTGTTGGCGTCCGCGTTCGCCTGAATCTGCGACTGCACCGCCGCCGCGTTCGAGCTGAACGACGTCGAAAGCGTGCTGATCGCCTGCGCGTTCGCGGCGTCGCCGTCGACACGGGCTTTCTGTTCGGTCGATACAGCGGCTGCAATGTCTGCCGCCGCGCTCGTGGACAGGTTCGTGATCTGGCGCGCGAGTGCCGCGTCAGCGTCGCTGCTGGCCGTCGACAGGTTGCTGATCGCCGCCGCGTTATCACCCACGCTCGTCTTGAGCGCTGACACGTCGGACGCGACGGCTCTCGTGGCGTCTGCCTGCGCCTGAAGCTGTTGCGAGACCGCCGCCGCGTTGTCGTTGAAGTCGGCACGGAGCGCGGTCGTAAGCTCTGCCTGCGCCATGTCGCCATCGGCGCGCGCCTGCATTTCTTGCATCACGGACGCACGGATTTCGTCGCCCTGCGAATTCAGGGCCGCGCCGACGCCCTCGATACGCTGGCCGAGCGCAAAGTCGGCTTCCTCACGCATCGACTGTTCGGTGACGATACCAGCCAGCGCACCGTCGTTGCCCGCGAGCGCGCCGTCATCGCCAGCCATCCACGGGAACACCTGATCGTGCAGTTCCGACACGTGCGCATCGAGGTCAGCCACGCTCGTATTGAGCGCCGGTAGGTCGACGGTCGACAGTTGAGCAATCGCGTTCGCATTGTCCTGAATCTGCTTGGACATGCCGGGGATTCCAGCGGTCGAGGTCGACAGCGACGATACAGCCGTCGACAGCCCCTTCACGTCCGTCTGGATGCCCGGGATCGCAGTAACCGCCGTCGACAGGCTGGATACGCTCGTGGACAGACCGCTGACGTTCTTTTGCAGGCCGGACACGTCGGACTTGATCTGCGGAATCTGGGCGATGCTCGTATTCAGGTCGGCAACGTCCGAATTCAGGGCCGCCACCTCATCCGTCAGCGCCGGGATCGCGTCGACCTTCGACAGCAGGTCTTTACCAAGCTGCGAGTCCGTGATCTGGCCGGCGAGAAGGTCGAGGACCGGGGACGCGTCAGCGCTCGACATGCCCTTGACGCCCGCGCCAGTCTCTACCGGATACCAGGGGCCAATGTTGCCGCTCGTATCAACGAGGCGCGCCCAGAAGTAAATCGCTTGCCCGGCGGCCAGCCCCATCAACACGGCCTTGCTCGTCGGGTACGCATACGAGCCTTGCAGCACGCCGTCGGAGAACGCGGGCGTGCGCGACTGCCAAATGTCCGTTCGCTGCGTGTCGTTCGCGCTCCCGTTGCCCGGGAACCCCCAATTGATCTCAATCGCGAAAAGCTGGTTCTGCGAAGCCGTGAGCAACGACACGGCCGGCGGCGCACCGGTCTTACCCTTGATTGCTGTCGGCTGCGACATACCCGGGATCGAGGTCACGCCCATAGCGTTGACCGCCCGCACCTGCGCCTCGTACATGCCGGCATACACGCCAACCACGTCGAGCGACAGGGCGCCCGTGACAGGCATCGAGACCCATTCGCCGTTATCCTTGCGCCACTTCGCCAGATACGACGTTGCCTTGTCCGCCGCGTCCCATGCGACAGTCATCGTGGTTTTGGCCGTGCCTTGGTCGATCACCACGTTCTGCGTGATCCGCACGTTTGCCGGCGGCGGTTGCACCGATGGCGGAATGACCGTGATCGGGCGTTTCTTGATCTGGGCGCCGTTGTCGATCAGTGCGTACTTGCCCGGCTCGTGCTGCGCGCAGTTCATCGTGTAGACGACCTGCCCGTTATCCGACTCTTCTGCGATCGAGATAACGCGGAACAGTTGCGACACGAGGTCGTCGGATTCGACCATCCACACGGCGCCGCTCACGCCCATGTCTGTGAATGCAGGGTTGACCTTGATCGTGTCACCGTTGATGTTCGACACCGCGCGCTTCTGTGCGAACCCGTCGGGCATGATTACCGTGAGGTCATCGCCAACCTTGACGACCGGCGCCTTGTCGAGAACGACGGTTGAAAGATCGGACATGCCACGGATGCGGCCACCGATGCGCCGGCCCGCCTTCTTCGCGTCAGCGACAGCGATCACTTCGCCCGGGGCCGCCATCGTGCCATCGAGGCCGACCGAGAACGAGACGGTTTGCGTTTCAAGGCGCGACGAATGGATCGCCCACAGGCCGAGACGGTGCGCCTGACCCTGCGACGTTGTGCCGAACGCGGTGATGCTTGCCTTGATGATGCCGTAACGCGCCAGCCCGTCGTCGTCCTGCACGTACTCGACCGCCTGCTTGAACTGGTTCGTCTTGTCGTTGTACGAGACTTGAGCAACCGTGTAGCGAGACTTCCGGCTCGTCCCCGAGTAGTTGAACTTCCCATCAATGACGTTCGCCTGCGTGTAGACACGCGCCGGTTCCATCGGCATATCAGCGGTAGCGACGACAGCGCCGGCACCCCAATGCGCCTGACCACGGAAAATCCCGGCAACGTCCTGAAGTACCTTGAAAGCGTCGGCCTGCGACTGGATCACGGCGTTGCAGGTGAAGCGCGGTTCCATACCGCCCAGGCCATCGGGAACCATCACGTCGCAATACTGCGCGATTTCGTACAGCGACCACTTGTCGAGCACCGACGCGTCGATCGAACGACCGCAGCCGTAGCGCGGATGCAGCGCGAGGTCGCGGAAAATCCACGCCGGGTTGTTGGTCCAACCCTGTTTAAACGTTCCGTCCCACGTCCCGAAGTACGTGCGGGTTTCCGGGTCGTAGTTGGACGGGATCGCGATGATCCGGCCGCGCACGAGGTATCCACGTGTCGGGATCGAAGAGAACGACTTCGCGTCGAACTGCATGCCGAACAGCGCAGTATTCGGGTAGCGCAGCTTCCGGTCGATCACTTCCGTCAGCGCTTCGATGTTCACCGTGTCCTGAATGGACGAATCGTGCTTATTCGGAGTCAGCCGGCGCACACGCACGACCCATCCCGCTTTCGACGCCGGAAGGTTGATCCGTTCCGTGCGCTCGTACAGCGACGCGGCCTTGCCCGTGAATGAGTTGGTCAGGACTTGCGTGAACGAGCCGCCATCGGTTGCAATGTCGATCGCATAGTCGATCTTGTAGCCGTTGATATTGCCATTGCTCTTGTCCTGCGTCTCGATCGCGGGGACGCCGAAGCGGACGCGGACGGCCGTAAGCTGGGTGTTTTGCACGGCCTTCGACCACGGCACATCCGACGTCAGTGCGACGCCGACCGCAATCTCGTTTTCGACACTCTGAAATCCGGGCAAGAACGTTTGATCGCTCGTCCCGAGTCGCCAATCGACGCTGAAATTTTGGAAGTTGGTCGAGCCGTCCGGGTTCTGGATCGGGGTGCCGCCGAGCACCACCGACTTGAGGCCGTCGACCGGGCCGACAATCGGCCCTTCGCTGACGATATCGAGAATCTTCGCGGTCGCGATCGAATGAAGGGTGTCAGGCGCTTCCACGCCACCGCCGCCGCCGCCGCCGCCACCACCCGCACCTACGATTTCCGTCAGGCTAGTCGCCGCCAGATCCCTCATTTAGTATTCCTCATTTTGATATGATCTTCTGGACAGTCGCTGCCAGATTTATCGCCTAGTTGGCCTTGGCTACTTCTGGTCTTCTGCGTAGATGCCCGAGCTACCGACCTTCGAACCGGCCAGAATTTCACCATAGACGACCGGCACCGGCTCGCCCTCGGCGCTGCTGTTCACCGGCCCATTGAAGTAGTAGGAAGTGCCGTTGTCGGCGGTAGACGCGAGTCCGCCCATCTGCGGGGAAAGCATCTGCATAATCCCTCCCAGAGCCATCGCCGCGCCCATGCCGAACACCGCGCCCTGCGTGATCGTGAGTGTACCGACCGAGAACCCGGCACCCGGGACCAAGAACGACGCAGCGATCAGGGCGACGCCTAGGATCGCTTGAAAAAGACCCGCCTTCTTGCCGTGCAGGACGGGAGCGATCCGGATATCGGCACGCCCGCTCGGGTAGGGCAGCGCCTCTTTATCGAGGCTCGTCTTACCCACGAAGACGGCATACGTCAGCCCCTGATTCCCGGACTGCACCAGATACTGCTTGAACCCCGGTACGATCACGGACAGGGCGCGGATCGCTTCCGCCGCCGACTTCACGGCCAACCGGTGGATCCTGCCGAACTTCTGGCCGAGCACACCATAAAGGCGGATCGTCACCAGCTCTTCATCGCCCATCGGCAGGGCTACAGCATTCGTCGTCATTGCATTTCCTTGTGTCGCAGAACGGTCGATAGGCAGTTGCGATACATGCCGCCCCACAGGTCGGTTTTGGACAGGCGGTCATACATGTGATGCATGATCCGCCCGCCGCCGATGTAGACCGCGCCATGATTCGGCACACCGTTTTTGCTGAAAATCTGCATGAGCAGAACATCGCCCTCCTGCGGTTCAGCGTCGGGGCCTAGATTCAGGAAACCAGCCTTTGTGTAGCCATCGAGGTAGAGATTGGATTTGCCGTCATCCCACCATTTATCAGGACGCGGAAAGTCTGGGATAGCGATGCCCTGCACTGCATACCAATCGCGAATCAAAGAATAGCAGTCGTGCACGCCGTGAACGAACGGCCGGCCGAGCAGCGGGGCCACATAACCCGACGGCTTGAACGTGTACCAGTCGTCGCATCCGATCGTGTGGTCGGCCTGCACGCCCAGACTCACGATCCCCCACTCGGGGATTCCTGCTGCTTCCGCCATCGTCAGGTCAGCCGGAGACGGTCGAGCACGGCCGCCAGGGTGAGAATGGACGAACATTGAGATTTCGCCCACGTCCTCCGCTGCGGCGAAGTCTTCGGCCGCGACCTTGAACTGTTCGCCGATCTTTGTCGTCCGGTTGCGAACCTGAAGGTAACGCTCTGCACCCGTCCGATGATCGGTGACGACGAAACCACAGGACTCCGACGGGTATTCGGTCACCGCGTGATCCTTGATCTGCTGAAGGGTGTCAGGTTGCACACGAGCGCTCACGAGAGAACATCAGAGAGGAAACCTCCGTAGGGCAATGGGTTGTATTCACCGAATCGGCAGGCGCACCCTGAAAGGCGCATGGAGCAGCGATCGAGCGCCGGGTCGTCAGTTGGCTGGTCGTTTTTGTCGTAGAACCGAATGCCGGTCCATCCGCAGTCTGCATCGCGATACTGCCACTGGCACGCGTTGACGATTTCTCGCGCCGGGATTTGCTGGCCGCCAAAATCGAGCGGCGACGACAGCTCGAACGACACGGAAACGCCCGGGTCTTCGCCGGACTTCCGTTCAATGCGCCATCGCTCGATCGCCATTTCTGCCGTCGGGTCTGCATCAGGGTTCCCGTTCGGGAAATTTCTGGCGTCAATGAACCGCGCAAGCGTCCGGTGACGGATCATGGTCGCGCCGACCAAGTCATCGAGATACACGCACAGGGCGCTGATCGTGCCGCCGGGATCGCCCACCGTCAGCGTAGGCGATGCCTGTTGCGCATCAGTCGTGCGCTCAAATCCCGTTGCGGCGATTGCCCAAGGCTTGTATTCGCGGCCCTGCCACCAGATAGATGTGGACTGCATATGGCCGTGGAAAAGCAGTAGATCGCCACCGATATTAGTTGCATCCATTTCGTATAAAGATAGGATGCGCCCCGGCTCCAGCTTCTGAATTTCTCCAGTGATAGGCATGCTCGCTCCAATTGAAAACAGGCCCGTGGCGGGCCTGTCGGCTGTCACGAATATAGGGTCCGGCGTTACGACGGATTGGCCGTCTCAGCCTGGTCCGGCTCCTGACTCTGAGCCTGATACTTCAGTGCGTCGATCTGCACGTTCAGCGACTCGATCTGCTGATTCAGGTCTTTGATCTGGCCGTTGAAAGACGCGGCCTGATCGGTCATCTGACGGCGCACAATTTCAAGCGTGCCGAGCGCGTCCGCATAGTCAGATTGCGCCTTCTCGAGTTGAGACTGAACGCTCGCAAGCTGCATCGACGTGTCGATATATTCGGCCTGCACCGCCGCCGTCGCGTTGTTCACAGCTTGAATCTTCGAATCGAACGAGAGCGCCTGATCCGTGAGCGTCTGGATTTGCGTATGCAGACCTTCGTTTTCGATCATGACTGCCGTATTGACTTCGCCCATTACCGATTCGATCGTCGGGCCGGCGCCTTGAAAGTCAGCGGTCGAAAGCGAGACCACGTCGCCGCCCTGAGCCACAATCACGACGCCGTCATTCAGGATTTCCGTGATCGTCTGATACTGGCCGCCGATCCGACCATCGGGCCAAAAGCGAATCAGGATTTCATAGGGGCGAGTGCGTTGTTCGAGTGCCATAAATGATCTATGAGACGGGTCGCGCTGTGCGGCCCCGGGGTTAATTACGAGACGACGGTCGTCGTGTTGGCGACGCACCAATTCGTACCATCCGATACGCACAACTTAGGACCGCCCGTCGCGTCCATCACAATAATACTCGCGTACTTGTTCTCAGCCGCAGCGGCCGAAGGGAGACCGGCCTTGCCGAAGCGGCCGAGCCGGACTGCGCCAGTGATTGCGACGGGGCCAGCTACCTGAAGCGTCGACGTTCCGTCATCTGTCGTCCCCATCAGGACGGCACCACGATTGTTGACGGTCAGGCGCGAGCCGAGCCCCGGGATCTGAAACTGATGCTGCCCCGCCACGTACGTGAGCGTTGCCGTACCAGTCGTGCCGCCGGTCGTCGTCCCGTTCTGCGCGATGATCCGCGCGTCGTAGTCAATGTTCTGTCCCGTCGTGTGGAAATCAATGAACGGCGTGCCCGTAGTCGACAGCGACCCGATCTCGATCCCGGAATTCGCGTTGGTGATATTCAGGCTCGACGTTACCTTTGCCGATCCATTGACCTGCAACGCGTTCGAGCTATCGTCCCCGCCACCGCCAACCAGAAGGCGGTTGCTGACGGTCATGGTGCGAGTCGTCCGGTTCCCGCGCACAAATGCCTGGACGGTTCCGCTCGTCGGATCGTACGCATTGATTTGGAATTCATCGCCGGCAGCGGCTGCGGATCGAACTCCCCACATCGGATTTCCCTGACGCTTCAGGTAGAAATTCGAATGGTTCGCGCCCGTCGAGTCATCGGCAGAAAACCCACCGCCGGTTCGCGTGCACGTCACGTCGTTCGTGAAAGTGTTGGCCGTTCCGGTGAATGTCGCCGACCCGGCGAAGCGCGTTGCCCCGCCGATCTGAACGATCGACGTTTTGTCGTCGGAGACCGTCCCGATCAGCGTGCGCGTACCGCTATTCGGGCCAATCGAGATTGCGTCGACAAGCGAGCCGCCCCCGCGATAGGCGACCATCCACGGATTACCCGATTTCCACCCGTCGGCGATCGTCCGAAAGCTGAACGCCGTGTCATTCGACTGGATATCCCACATCCCGCAGTCAGCAGCGGCCGTCGGCGACTTGAATACAACGTCGCCGCCCGTGTTTGCGCCGAGCACCACGCCTGCACCCATGGTCGACGCTGCTGCGTTGCCTGCCGCGCCCATGAACATTGCGACGCCCGTTGTCGTAATGCCGCCCGTCGTGAGCATTCCGCGCACCGTTTCATCCGGCAGATACGAGCGCCCACGCATCAGCACGCGCCACGCATTCACGCCGTCCGTATCCACGGTCAGCAGTTCGCCCGGATACAGGATCGTTGCCGGAAACATGTCACCCGATCCCGCGCCAACCGCGAGCGTGACCTTCGTCGTGGCGCTCGCGTTTCGGAACATGATGACTGAATCCACGGGGCACGACTTCGCGGCCGGCAAGTTGATCGTGCCGTCCGCAGCGAGGCTGACGCCCCACCGCCGGCCAACTTCCGTCGGAAGGATCGCACGCGGGGTGTAGATCGCGCCGCCCGTGATGAGAGCCGCCTGTGCGTTGAGCACGTCTACGTTTGCATTGGCCTTTACGTTGCTCCCACGATACGAGTCGCCGCCGACGCCGGTCGGCGCGGTCCCAAGGTTGACCTTCTGAAGGTTTGCCATCTGTTTCCCTGCGCCTTACGGCGCGAACGTCTGTTGAAAAGTTGCGGTGATCGTGAACACTCGGCCGTCTTTCGTCGGCTCGCTCCATGTCTCGCAGTAGAAGAGGCCGGGCGCATCCCATAGGACCGGCGTCCATGTGAAGGACTGCCAACCGCCACGATCACGCAGGAACGAGCGAATTGCCCTGATCTTCGACTCATCGCCAACCCACTGAAGTGAGAACGACGAGGCCATGTTGTTGAGGCCGGGGGCGGTACGCTGCTGATAGCCGTCCCCAAACTTCGCAGAATCAACCGTCGCCGTCACCGTTCCTGTCGAGTTCGAGACGGTCGGCGCCCATGTAAAGACTGGCGTCACTTCAGCACCCCGTTATTCATCTGCCACGCGTACCCGCCCTGCCCTTTCATCTTCTGCGCGATACGCTGATCCACAATGGCCTTGATTGCCTTCCCGAGATAGGCCGTATCCGACTTATCCAGGCCACCATTGTCGCCGTGGAATTCGATGTTCACCGAAGCGCCGGACGTCGACGGGGCCACGGTCGAGGCCACACTCGACCCCACGGCACCGCCGGTCGCAAAGTGCGCCGTATTGTGGACCGCCGCACCGCTGTTCAGCTTGTCGAGGTTCCCGACACCGATCCGCCGTACCGTTTCAGCGGTCAGCACATATTCGCCATTCGACAGCCATGCGGGGATCGAATCACTGGTTCCCGACCCCGGCCCCGTGATGTGACCGCCGGCTGCGTGAGCGAGTGCCGTCCCAAACCCTCCGGTAACGTTGACCATGTTGTCCAGCGAATCACCGGGCAACGCGTTCGCGATCGACGCAGCGGCGCCCGTATTCGATGCCAGCGCACCCATGCCGAAATTCAGGATTGCCGTGCCGAATCCCATGATCGCCTTTTGCATCGCGATCTTCGCCAAGTCAGCGAGGATAGACTTCGTCATCGACGCGAAATTCAGCTTCCCCGTTTCGCAGAACTGGGCGAATCCTTGCTCAAGGCCGTTCGTCACGTCACGGAACACCGTACCCGCGTTCTGGATGTTGTTCGCCGCTGAATCCGCGTAATCCGCCCACGCCTGCTTAAACCCTGTCACCCAGTTACCCTGGAGCTCGTCAAGCTGCGCATAATAGTCCCGGCTCATGTCGAGGCTTTTCTGTTGAGCCTCCGCAATCTGCCGCATCGCATCCTTGTACGTGTCGCCGCCCCGAAGGTTGTTCGGGGTTTCCTTGTCGAGCTTGGCCTGTTCCTGCAAATACTTGTTTCGGATCGCGCGTTCAGCGGCCACGCGCTGCTGCTCCTTCTGGCCCCGGCCCACTGCGTCAAGCTGCGCCGCGTATTGCTCGCTCTGCTGCTTCTGGTATGTCAGGATATCGGCCTCGATCGATTTCGTGCGGTCCCGGAGCTTGTTTTGCGCTTCGATCGCGTCCGCCTGCTTCTGAAGCTCGACACCGCGCGCCGCTGTCGCGAGAATCCTGTCCTTGTCCGCGAGAATCCGCTTATCTTCGGCGCTTCGCCGCTTCGGGTCCGTGGCCTCGATTGCCGCGATCTTCATCCGGGCGTCGAGTTGGACCTTCTCCGCTGCCGTCAGCTTCTCGCGCGTCGCAACCTGAGTCTCAAGCGCCTCGTTCTGCCGCTTGATCGATTCGAGCATTGCGTCGGTTGCCGCTGCCTCTACCGGCTTCTTCGCCTTCGCGCCCTTGGGGTCCTTGAAGTGCTCGTTCGCTGCCGCTACTGTCTGCTTCTGGATGAATTCCGCGTCCTTAATCATCTGGGCGCGTTCCCCCGGACTGATTGCCGAGTTGGAATTAATCGCCTTGACCGTGGCCGCGAACTTCGAGGCCGCGTCCTTCGCCGCCTTCGCCCGCTTGTCGCCATTCGACAGGATCGACACCCGCGACTGTTCGGCCGCAATCCCGTCCTGCGCGATCTGATCCTGAAGGCTTTTCTTCTTCTGCTGCGCTACCTCCCCGTCGACCCTCGCCTGTGCGTCCGCAACCTTCTTTTCGAGCGAGGCCAGCTTCTCACGCCCGCCCGCGGATTGGACGTACGTGTTCCTCAATTGGTTCGCGTTCGCAAGCTCTTGCTTCGCCGCGTTCAGCAGTTCGCCATTCGTTTCTGCGCGGCCCACGGCCTGAAGTTCGCGCCATGCCTCGCGCAACGATGCAGCGAGCCCACGATACGCGCCCTGAAGCAGGCCCACGTTCTCTGTGTGCGTCCGAGTCTGGGCGTCGACAGCATCGAAGGCCAGTTTCATCGCCCCGGCCTTGTCGCCCGCGTCCTGCATCGCCTGAATCTGCTTGAATTGCTCAAGCGTCAGCATGTGCATGGACTCATTCAGCTTCGCCGCGCCAGTCGCCGGGTTATCGAACAGCGGGACCAGAGCTTGCGCCGAATCGTCCGCGCTCTTGCCCGTGGCCTTGCCGTAGTCGATGATTGCACGCGTCGCCGCCTCGACGGCCTCACCGCTCGCCTTGCCCGACGAGACAACCGCGTTCATTGCGTCGAATGCTGCGCCGCTACCACTGATGTTTGACAGCGCATCGGCCATGCGGATCATGTCATACGACGTTTTGCCCGCAAAGTTCCCGGTCAGGGCGAGCGCCGTCGACAGCCGCTCCGACTGCTTCGCCCCTTGAGACATGGCGATCCCGAGTGCGGCGGTCACAGCGACAACAGCGCCAATGCCGACCGTCATCGGATTAATCAGGCCGAGAACGTAGGTTCCCATGCCCTTCGCCGCTTCCTTGACGCCCCCGAACATGTCTTTCAACTGCCCGCCCTGCTGCGTCAGGACCGTAAGCGGGTTCGCGCCACCCTGTAGCTGGGTAACGATGTCCGTGAACTGGGCCGGGACCATTCGCATTGCATTCTGCCGCTGCGCGTCGCTGATACCACCGGACCCGATCGGACCGGCGCCGACCTTACGCGCACGCTCAATCTGTTCGATGTACTGGCGAGCACTGTCCGCGACCCCGAGTTGAGCCGCGCGCAGCGACAGCAGTTCGGCACGGGTCTTGCCCGCGTTCGCCGCCTCCTGCTGAAGCGAGTCCATGAACGCCTTGACGCCACGTTGCGACCGGAGCGCGGTATCGCCCGTCACCTTCAGGGCCTCGCTGATCGCGTCCTGACTGATTTTCGCGCGCTTTGCCTTCTCGTCCACTGTGACCGCGAACTTGTCGTATGCGCTGCTCGCCTTCGCGAGCCCCGCATAAACGCCGTCGGCGTTCACTGTCACATCGTATTGCGTTTGATTCGGATTACCGGACAATTCCAGCCTCACTCAGTGATTGATCCAGCGAGGAGCGAACCGCGTCGCGTTGCTCCTGTCGCGTGGCCTCGATCGCGGGCCGGAACCACGGACGCGCCGCCTTTTTGCTCGTCCCATATTCGTAAAACCGCAGATAGTAGGCTTCCTTCGACCACGTGACCGTATACGTTGCGTAGTGGCCCGGGCTCGACTTTTCGGGCTTGAAATACACCAACAGGGAGTCACGGCCGAAACCGACGGGGAACACCTTTTTACCCTGATGGTGAGGTTGCGGACCCACCGGAACCCTGATCTTCGCCTCCTTCAATACGACAGAGGCCGCAGCGGCGCCCGCTTTGCGAATAGCGGATTCGCCGAGAGCGGCCTCCATCTGGCGAAGCATGTCGGGGAACCCGTTCGGGTTCTTCGCGCGCATGCTCAAGCTCATTTTTTCCTTTCCTTCCGGCGATTCCCGAACAGCGTCGCCTTCATCAATGCCGTTTGCTCCGCATCTGAGGCCAGTAGAACCGGCTCGTCCGCCTTGCCCGCGTTCTCCATCCACCCGAACACATCGGACGGCCCAAACGGGTCGCCTCGCTCCTTCGTGTTCCGGTTCACGTTGTAGATAGCGGACGCGATCGACCCGAGCCGGAGGTCGTCCATTACAGGGCCGAAGCGCTCGATCTGCGCGTAGGCCATCCACTCCGCGAATTCAGCGCTATCGACTTCCGCCTGACAGCGTTTGACGGACATTCCTAGCTCGCGAGCGAGTCGGAACCAGAAGAGGCGTTCGGGGAGGCGTCGGAGTTTTTTTCCGCGTCCTCGATCGATGCAGCGGCGAGCCCGTTCATGCGCAGCGCTTCGAGGCCGAGGCGAACCACCGTATCCGGGTTCTTCTGGGCGAGCGCCGCCACGTCGTCAGCGTTGAACATGCGACGGCCCAGCGCATCGACCAGCGCGTAGCTCAGGATACGAGCGTAGAAGGTCGAGACGGGCACGCCCTCGCTGAAGGTCGAGGTCAGTTCGTCGCGATCGGCGCCCCCGATCACGGACAGGCACACGTCGCCGCCCCACTCCGGGACCGGGGTGATCTTCGAGGCACGGTCCATCGCGGACAGGATTTGTTCTTTCGTCAGCATTGCTTTTTACCCTATGGTTCGTTGATAGGTCAGGGGAGCGGCGATCCGCTCCTTAGTACAGCGATCGCGGCCCAGCGCTTACGGGGCCGGGTTGCCGGCCGAATCCAGCGGAACGACGTCGCCCGTGATCGTGAGCTTGATTTGGGCCGTCATCACCGCGTCGACACCGCCGTTGATCGGGAACGTCGACACGTAGGCGTCGAAACCGTCGGCCGTCTTGTCCGGGTACACGAGCTTGAACGCGCGGATTTCCTGCGACTTCTGCATCGCGAGCAGCGCGGCTTGGCCCGGGTCCGTGAGGTTGCGGTTGACCTCGATCGTGAACGTGCCGTTGTCCATCAGGCCCGGCATTTTTTCCTTCGCCGTCGAATCCATGTCGGTCGTGTCGATATCGGCGGCCGAGCCGTCGAAACCCGAAAGACTCTTCATGCCCTTCACCTGCGTCCAAACCGGGGCGCCGCCGTCCGCCTGATCGCTCGTGTCCACGAACACCTGCGAATGTTGCGCGTTCACCGCGACGTTCTTGCCTGCCATATTTACTCCAGATACCAGATTGAAAAATCGAGTCGGCGGCCGGAAACACGCTCATCCGTCTCATACACGCTGATCGGCGCGCCGAGCGGCTTTGCTCCTGCACCCATCAGCACACGTCGTGCGTCCTGCATCATGCGGATGGACTCCGCCTTGCTTTTCGACCACACCGCGACTTGAACGCGTTGGTTCTGCAACGTGTCCGGATCGTTGTCTAGATCCGTCACGTCCTGCCCGCCTACCGCCTGATATACGATGTACGGGAATGCAGCCCCCATCGGGGCCTCATCCGGGTACACAGTGAATTCAAGCGCTCTGAGCGCTACCGCAACAATTTGTTCTGCATCAGCCACTTCGTACCCCTAAACAGACGAGATCGACGTATTCCCGTCCCTCAAGATCGGGCAGTACCGCCTTCACATCGAACGTTGCGCCGGTGCCGCGCTCTGTGACGCGCATCCCGGCTCGCAAATCCGCCCGAAACCGAAGTCTGATACTGGCACGAATTTCGCTGATTTCTGCATCGGCCTTCACCGACGCAATCCCCGACAGAACCTTGATCGACGCCCAAACATCGCCCGACCCGACCGGCACCCAACTTTTGCCCGGATCGCCGTACACGTCCGGCTTATCGTTCCGGGCCTCGATCATGACCCTACGGTTCAAAGACCCTGCGCGAAGCGTCACTTAGACCCCCTGGACGATTCGGTGCGGTCGCAACAGGTCTTGCGCATTGAATGGGACTTTGCCGATTTTCGTCGCCGCGTACGTCTCTTCGCGATTCGCATACAACTCCGCGCATGCCTTGAGGATCGCGGCACGGATCGCGCCGTTGATGACCATCGCATGCGGGCCTGCGCGATTCTCTGTGACAGCCAGTGCGAGCGCATCGTCGTCCTCGTACACGTCGCGATTGAGGTAGTCGACGGCGGACTGAGTTGCCGCGTCCAAAAGCACCTGAATAACATCGTCCTCGATCCCCTCATCCTGACGCACGAACTTGATCGCTAAATTCAGGTCAACGAGCGGCATCGACTACTTCCCGCGGCCGCGCGTCGGGGCAGGCTGGCTGATTGCCGGCTTGTCCATGCCTTCCAGCACGCCGGCCTCTGCCGCCGCACCTTCCAGCTCATCCGGACACTCGTCGCCGGGAACGTACTGCACGGGGTAAATGCCCCCCTTGGGGACGCCCCTCCACTTCTTCGCAAAATTACCCATTAGTATTCCTGAGTGATAGACGGCCATGTTCTGAGCCGCCCACCACGTTTAAACGATTAACCCGCTGCGCCGACCTTCAGCGCGCGGAACACTTCCGGCGTGAGCAGACCACCGCCGACGCGCTTCGTCGTGTAGAACGAGACGTTCGGCTTGTTGGTGTACGGGTCACGCAGGACACGGACACCGACGCGATCGTTGATCAGATAGCCGCGCATGAAGTCGCCGAACATGATCGGGGTCGCGCCGGCCGCAACGTCCGGCATGTCCGGCAGTTCCGTGATCGCGTAGCCTGCCAGCGTCGACGGCTGACCAGCGACGAGCGACGGTTGCCAGAGGTACTGACCCATGCCGTCCTTCAGCTTGCGAACCTTGCCCTGCGTCGTGCGGTTCATCGTGAATCGAGCGTTCTGCGTGAAGATCGACGGAAGGTCATAGATCACGTCGTAGATCGAGTCTGCGGTGATCGTGTTCGCATCGCCCGACACGACGGCCGGGATCGCGCCGAGCGGGTGCGCGTTCGCGTTCGCATTGCCCTCGATGTACGTGAGCAGTCCGGTCGGCTTCTTGTCGCCCGTACCCGACAGGAAGCCGATGCCTTCCTGACGCGCGAATTCGAGTTCGACTTCGGCCGCGAGCCACGCTTCGAGGTCGATTTCCGAGTCGTCCAGCATTTGCTGGGTAGCCGACGGATTCGCGTAGATTTCGCCCGTCTTGTACGTCAGCGACTTGAACCCCGCCGTAGCGGTGTTCGGGCGCTCGTCCTCTTCGCCGACCCAGCCCGATTCCGTGCCACGCATGTTGAACAGCTTCGAATACGCAGCCTTTCCCGTCGGCTGCACGCGGCAGATTTGACGCATGGGCGAGACCAGCACCAGCTTGTCCGTGATCGTGCGATCCCACTCGATCGGGGACAGGTAACCGCCTTCTTCCGCGACGCCCTTGTTCAGCGATGCCGACACGTCGCCGCGCTTGATGTGCGCCGAAAACGCGTCGCTGTACTCGCGGTCACGCACCCGACCTTCGCCGCCGCCGAGGCCGCCCGCCATCTGGATCGCCATCTTGTCGATTGCAGCCTGAATGGTCGACACGTCGTTGCTCATCTCTTCGACCTTGCGCACCGTGTCCTCGTGCGCGCCGCCCTTCGCCTTGATCTCCGCGATCGCCTTATCGTTCTCCGCCTTGTACTGCGCGAACGTCGTGTTCACGCTTTCGATCAGAGCCTTGATGGTCGACAGGCTCGCAGCGTCAGCGCGCACCGCGACCATACCGCGCGTCGGCTTCGCGTGACTCGGGCCGGCCGCCAGAATGCCCGCAGCAGCAGCCAGTGCAGCTGCGATCGTGATCGTCTTCGCCATACTTCTTACCCCCCCATCAAATTAATCAGGTTTTGCAGCGACGCAGCCACATCGGACGCGCCTTCAACTGCGTTCTGCGACTGCGCCTGTGCGGGTGCAGCGTCGAGGGTTGCCCCCGACAGTTTCGCAAGCACTTCGCGTCGCTCTGCGGCGGAGTAACCTCCGTTCGTGAGCGATGCCTCGACCAGTGCGAGTGCACGGGCATTCTTGTTGCCCTTGCTCGCGGTCGACACGACGGTTCCGAGCGTCCCGGTAGCGAATCCTTGCTTTACAGCGTCGTCGGCACCGATCCAGCTTTCTTTGTCCATCAGCACCTGTGCGTCGGACTTGCTCATACCCGTCCGCTTCGCGTAGAGGCTCGCCATCGCATCATCGAAACGGCCGAGCGTCTTTGCCGCGTCCTTCAGGTCGTTGCGATTCCCGACGACCACGGACCAAGCGTTGTGGATCATCAGGAATGCGCCCTCACCGATGTTGATCACATCGCCGGCCATCGCGACTACTGACGCTGCCGACGCCGCGAGAGACATGATGTTGACCGTCACATGCGCATCGTGTTGGCGGAGCAAATTGTAGATCGCAACACCCTCGAAAAAATCTCCGCCGGGAGAGTTGATATTCACGACAACGTCCTTGCCAGCGCCGACGTTTCGCAGCGCGGCTGCGATCCGATTGCTCGTGATCCCGGTTCCGTCCCACGTCTCCCCGATCTGGCCGTACATGCTGATCGTTGCGTTCGCATCGGCAGCGTTTACGGCCATCTGCACTTCGGGGTTCCATCGCGCAACAGCGTCTTCACGCAGCGTCGGGCGCGCACCCTTCATCATTTCTTCAGCCCGGATTTCAGGCAGCGAGAGCAACGTCATTCGTGTTTTCCTTGCCTTGCGGCTTCTGTGTCATGGGGTTGCGGAGTTGGTCTGCCACAGGATCGGCGGATCGCGGATAGTCCATCGCCTCACGTACTTCGTTTTGACTCATCCAAGGAGCGGAACCACCAGCGCCGAGCGCCTTGCTAAAGAACGCGGCTTGATCGTTGAGCGTGCCGCGCAACAGCATCGACTCATCGAATTTGTACATCAGCCGGTTGGCCTGTGCGTCCGTGAGCATGACACGAGAAAGTGCCTCTTCCCACTTGACGAACCAGGGCGCCAAACCGTACTGAATGAAGAAGATTGCAAGCTGCTCGATGCCCGATCCCCACGACGTGTCACTCATCATCAGCAGCGGTCGCGGCACCCCGTACATGCGCGCGATTTCCTCGATCTGATGGTTCCGGTTGTCGATCTGCTGCGCGTCCGTAGCCTTTGTCGAGAACGGGTTGGCCTTCGCCCCTTCTTCGAGCACGAACCACGATGCGAAGTTGTCGGCACCGCCGTGATCCTCTTCGATCGAGGTCTTCATGCGCTCGTATGCCTGATCGGACAGGGCGCCAGTTACCTCGATCGCGCCCGCTGCCATCACGCCACGTTTAAACAGGTTCGCGGTAGCCTTCTCTGTCGACTCGGCAAGATCGAGTGCGCGATGACCGAGCCTCAGACGGCTGATTCCGTGAATGCCGTCGAGCGTCACGTCACGCAGGTGCAAGACGTCGCGCGCCGGCAGCGTCACCGATTTTCCGAACATGTCGACGTGCTGATACACCAGCTCGAAACCTGGCAGCATGCGCGGTGACGTGCTGTGTCGCCGGCACGGGATGATCGCGATCGGCTTATCATCTATCGGGGACCTGACTACCCGCGCGTACCCGTTCCCATCGAGCAGCGCGTGCATAGTAACGAGCGTCTTCAATTCGGACGGCGTCTGCCACGTGTTCGGCTTGCCGCGCAGCAGTTTGTGCGCCGGGTTGCTTTCCTGCACGGCGCGCGTTTTGTCGCTCGCCATGAGGTTCACCGGCATCATGCCGATCGAGTTGCTGATAAGCGTCACGCACCGCAGCAGCGCCATATTTTTGAGCCGCCGCTCGCCGTACAGGTCGCCGCCGTCGTACTCGCCGCGCCGCATGTATTCGAGCAGGCGCGGATCGTCCAAGCCGTCGAACGCATCGCCCCCACCCGGTGCCACTGAAGCCCGCACAGCCGGCTCAACGCGCACCGTCGCAGGCCTCGACGCAGCCCGAGAGCGGAAGCGGTCGAAAATCCCCATCGTTTTACCTCCATCCAAGGCGACGGACGCCCCGCGTCTCGTACACCGATTTCATCTTCGCTTCAGGGTTCAACATCATCAGCGAGACCGCGTTGAACAGCGCCATAAGGGCGTCAATCTTGGCCGAGCCTGACGCCTGTTTGGTCACGTTGAAGGCATTGCCGACCGGCACGACCCGGGCGTTCCCGACGCACCACGCCATCAGGCGCGAACCGTCGTGCATAAGCGAGCCTTCGACCGGATCCTCACCTTCCGCCGCTACGTTGCCGCATGCGAAGCTGATGCGATCCTGCGTTACCCGAATCGCGCCGCTCAGTTTCCATCCCTGCGAGACCGCGCAAATCTGTTCCTCAGGAATCTTCGCCACGGCCAGCGCGTCGAGAATCGCCCCGACACCGGCCGGGTCAAGACCCACCTTGTCCAACAGGTTCGCATCATAGACACGCTTCACGATATCCACGACTTCGCCAATCTGAGCGCCCGGTCGCTTAATCATCGTTAGGTCTCCGTCCTTCTCGAAATCGCGCAGCACTGTCACGATTTCCTTCCGGCGTTCGAGCACCGACGGCGCGGCCCATGCGTGGCACCACGCGAGCCAATCGCGCGTACCCTTGATGCGGCCGACCAGAGACAGCCCGAGCAGGTCGTCTAGGCCGCCGCCGTCGATCCCAACAGAAATCACTTCGCAGACTTCAATCAGTTCGTCCACGGACAGGGCGCGGGCGCATGCGCTGCCCTCCCAATAGTCGGCACCGATCCAGCGATCGGAACGCAGGGCAAGGCCGATTTCCACGTTCGCATGCTTCGCGAGAAAGCCACGGAACGATTCTTCGCCCTCTTCCTTCGCCTTCCGATACTCCCGCTCCAGAAAGCTCTGGTCGACGCTGTACCCGAAATTCGGGTTCACCATCGCCAGATTCTCGACTTCAAGGTGAGCCTTCGACTTCACGAGGTCGACCGGGTGCTCGTAGATCACGGGGACGAATTGCGGGTCATTCACCAGCCCGTCGCGCACATCGCGCGCATATCGCAGCTTCTTCGCGAACACGCCGGCCGGCGGTTCGTTGGACATGGTTGTGAGGTAGATGACGAAGCCTTCCGTGCGCGACGCCAGCCCGCCCGTGGCTTCCCGTAGCATGTCTTCGGCGGCCGCCATCTTGCCGAACAGCCATAGCTCGTCAACGAGCGTGCCGACCGATTTCTTGCCCGACACTGTGTTGGCGTCAGCGGCCACTACCTTGAGCGTTGCCCCGCTCACTAGGTGCGTGATCGTCTTCAGGTGCGTTTGCACCTGAAAGATCGGCTCTAGCTCCGGCTCGTGCTTCACCATGTCGCGCGACGGCGCGAAGCTGTTGCCCGCGACTTCGATCGTCGGCGCCAGGATCACGAATTCAGCCGACTGGCGTTGGTTCACGAGCATGGCCGTCATCATGATCCCGGCGGCCAGCGTCGATTTACTGTTCTTCTTCGGCAGGCACACGAACCATTCGGTAATCAGGCGTCGGTTATTCGCCCGGTCGTATGCGCCAAAGATCGACGCCACGAGGTCGAACACCCATTCCGCGCTGGCCTCACCGAACGTAGGCGAACCCGGCGCGTCAACGATCTTCAGTTCCTTGAAAATCGACAGCGCGTACTCTGCCTCTTCGGGAAAGATCGGCGGCGGAATGATCGTCCGGCCTTCCTTCAGGCGCTGGCCCCAATCGACGCACGAGGTCGTCCATTCGAGCACTGTCGCTTGTTGCTCCGGGGTCAAACCTTTCGCCCTCCAGTTGCCGCCAGTCGCGGCGCTGGCGGTGCGCCCCCGAACTTCGACGCCGCCGCTTTCGCCGCTTCGTCACGGGCATCCTTCTTCCCGCCCTCACCCTTCTTCGCATGCACGTAGGGCATCAGCACAGACGCAGCCTGCACGCGTAGCTTCTGTTCTGTCTCCGCGTCGTTCATGGTCGCCAGCAGAAAATCGCGCGGGTCTTTGAACGTCAGCAGCGAATCGAGATTGAATCCTGCTGCCGCAGCAGCATTCGCCGCCCGAGTCGCAGCAGCAGCAGCCCTCTTAGCCGCGTCCTTCGCCTTCGCCGCCTCCGGGGTATCAGGGACATCACCCGGGGTCACCTTCGCCTCCCCCCGTCGCTTGGCGAGGTACCTTTTAACATCGGGGTCTTTAACAAGGCGAGACCCCGACTGAGCAGCCGTTTTAGCGCTGTAGCCAGCCGCCAAAGCCGCATCCTTATTGGACTTTCCGGCGATAACGGCATCGGCAAACAGGCGCTTTTTCGCTGTTAACGCCATTAACAAATCCTCAAAAGGGGTAAAAAATCCCCGCGTGCGGGAGCGGTCGGTCTTCGCGGTTTTTCCCCGAAAACTTTCGATACCCCCGCCCCCAAGCATCGCCCGCGATCGCAATCCATTGATTTCATTGGGTTTTTATGGATATGCGCGGTCGCGCGTGCGCGTGTTCACGGCCTGTTAAGGTGCGGTTTAAGGCCCGTCGACCGACCCTGCACGGCACCGCGCTATCGGTATCCGGCAGCGCGCTCGGCCTGCGCCTTCTCTCCGTCGTGATGCGGTTTGCACAGGGTCTGAACGTTTCGCGGGTCGAGCCGCAGGCGATCGTTGCCCTGGTGCGGAACGATGTGATCGCCAATGGTGCCGATCGGCTCGACAAGGCCGCGCTCTGCACAGGTAAGGATCACGTCGGCAGGCGACAGACCCGCCATGTCGTAGTCGCGAAGGCAGAACACGCAGTGGGGATGCGCCAGCAGGTGAGCAGCACGCAGGCGGCGCCAGTCAGCGCCGTAGCCTCGTGCCGCTGCTGTCGTCCGTGTGCCACGCCACGAGCCGCCCGTGATCGTCTGCACACGGGACGGCGCGGCCTTCAGCTTAGACGGGAGCGTCTTGAGTCGACCCATTGCTCACCTCTTCGTCGCACCGATCATCGAGCAGACGCCAATCGAGCGCCGGGTAGCACAGAGAACCGTTGTGCTCTGCACCGATGCGGATATCCGTTCCATACGTGTGGCCGTCGTGTCTAATGAGCAGCAGCCCGGTCAGAGGCTGGCCATGCGTCAAGGTTTCGCCATCGACACGGACGAGCACGGCCGGGGCGTTGGCAGGACGGGTGCTCATGCCGCCCCCTTCAGCTTGCTTGCGCGGCGGATCGCAACCTCGATCTGTGCGCGGATGCGCTTGAGCGAGGCTTCAGCCTCTGCCGTATCGAGCGCGAGCGAAATCGTGTGGGCAGTCGGCGCGGCCGCGTGCGGGATGCGGCCCGCCGGGTAGATATTGGCGCACTCGCAGACCGGGTTCACCAGCGCACGCATGGCCGCACGGATACGAGCCGAAGCCCCGAGCACTACCACCTTGAGTCCATTACCCATCGCATTACCCTTCGGAAACGACAAAACCCCGCACAGCCTTCGCCGCACGGGGTTTCGTCTTGTGTTATGTGGCGAGCCGAAAGTTTAGATTGCCTAATCTCCCTCCTTTTGTCGGTCAATCACGCCGCGTTGTAGCTGGCCATGGTCTGTGCAAGGCTGCACTAGACCAAACAGACAGCGTCGTATCGTGTGACTCAGTTCGGCCACAAGCGGTCCATCGCAATCGTCTTGAGAAACGTCTCCTGATATGCGGACAGTCGACATTCCTGGTGACACGCATTCGATGCATACTGCCAACATGGGTTTCATAGAGACGGAATCGAGCTGGCGGCGGCACATTTGCACTTCAGGCTCTCTGTCCGCGATAGTATCCACGCGTGAGGACGGGACCCGCTTTCACGACTGTATGGCCGGACTGACCGGTCGAAATCTACAGGAGAATCCGATCATGGACGAGTCCCGGGTCAAAGCGCTTGCCACCATCGAGCAGGCAATTGTCGATATCGAAACGCAGATGACGTCTCAGATGTGGCGAATCGACCAGTTGGCGGCGTCGCAGTCTACGGCAAAGGCAGTCCTCCAATCGATGCGCAACTTGCTCGGCGACTTATACGCGCAGCGCAGCTCGATAATCGACAGTAACCCGGAATAGTCCGGGGCATGAACGAGGCCTGGATTGTCTGCTGTTGAGTTCGGTCTTGACGTTCGTACACGTGGAACCGAAGACTGAACCGGGTCGATCACGGCCCTTGATGAAGTGACGGCGAAGCAATTCAGACCTGATCTGACGGTGACTGACAGATCAGGTCTTGACTCACGTACATGATCTCGTCATGGCTCTTCGCCCGATAGTGCAGATTCGACCCGATACGTCCACTTCAGCCATCTGGCTAGGATGTTTCCCTCGTGTTTTGGGACACCCGGACGCCCGACTACGCGCTCACCGCGCCGCCGATCCGGCCTTCGCCAGCGTCAGCGCGCGATCCACGATTTCCCTCACCTGATCCGCGCCGAACGTCGCCCGGTGATCCGCGAGCGCCGCGTATTCTCCGACCAGCATCGACCATTCACGGTGAGCCGTTACCCGCGTGCGCCTGTCGTATTCCCGCGCCGCCTCTGCCATCCGGGGATCAACGAGCACATACTCACCGGACTCCATGAAGGCGGCCAGCGCCCGGGGGTTGTCCTTGACCCGGCATTCCGTCCACGCGTACTCGTCAAACTTCAGCGTCCCTTTCTTCGCGAACCAGTCCCGCAGGTTGGTCGGGATGTACGCGAACGCGAGCACATAGTCCGTCTGCCACTCCCCGTTATGCACAGCCCGCTTGATCCCGTGAGCCGTCGTCTCGATCTGCACGTCGACCGGCCCGTGACCCATCCGACCCGGCACCCGATCATGCGGCACCTGCACCAACAATCGCACCGGCTTCATCGCGGCCCCCCCTCGATCACCATCAATCCGACGGCCATCGCGACCGCCACCCCCACGACCATCATCAGCGTTTCGAACCCGGTCATACGGTCGCCCCTCCGTGCTCCATCAGCCCGAGCGCGTGATCGCGTACCGGCTGCCATGCCCTGTATCCCGCGTCCCACCGCCGACGCTTCTGCTCCCGCGTATCCTGCATTCCCTGATCCAGCCGCGAGTGGCAGGAAAAGCACGCCGGGATCGTCCGCTCGTCCGGTGCCTTCATCCCCATCCCCTTGCCCTGATTCTCGTGAGCGGGAACTACCGTATCGCCTTCAACGCCGTTCGCCATGCAACCGGGCCACCGTAGATAGCACTGGTTCCGCCGACACGCCGCCAGATACCGGGCGTCGTGCTCCGACTCACGGGCGCGCGGCTTCTTCCCGTGATTGATTCGCCTCTCACGTTTAAACGGCTTGTCCACGATGATTTCGCCGTGCTCGTCCACGTTGCCCGGGTTGAACACGCGAACGCCGCCGCGCACGTCGTCCGCATTCACGTCGCGATACACGCCGTGCGGGTCTTGATGGCCGATGTAGTGAGCATCACCGGCTTCATCCACGAACACGTCGCGCGGTGCGTGACAGGCAGCGCGTGCGCGCGATCCGAACCCCCTGTACACCTTCCCTTCTCTTCGCCGGAAACCAGAGCCGGGAGAAAGCCCCTTCCGAGGCTTCACCACCCTGACCGGCTTTGGGTCTGGGCGGAACGTCATGCACCACCCTCCCGACTCTTCGCACGCCCCTGCGCGCCGCCCCATCGCCGCATCCATTGCGAGCGGCATTTGCGCCTTGCCGCTACTGCTCGACCCTGCGCCGGCTCGCGCCCGACGCGCACCATCGCATTCATGCAGCCCGCCGTGACCGGGCAACCGTAGGGCCAGCGATCCAGCACTTCCTGATCGTCTTGCCCCGGCTCGGGCCAGTCGTCGTGTCGCACGTTGCGGCCCTGACCCACCTTGTAGATTTTCCGGTTCCCCTCTGCTCGGCACACGTGGATTTCTTGCCAATCCCCCTCTTCCGACAGCAGCCGCAACGCATGGTTGGCGATCGACCGACCGACCCCGAGATCGGCGCGCACCTGGAGAGACGTGCGTTCTTTCCCGTCCTCCATCAGTTCGATGATCCGATCCGCGACGGTTGGCGTGTAGCCCTCTGCAACACCCCGGCGCACCGGCCGTCCGGGCGCGTATACGTAGATTTTTTCGTGATTCGGGCCATTCACCCCCGTGACAGCCAACGTCACCTCCCGGTTCATTACTGCCATGCGGCGCATTGCCTCGCGGATCGCGCGCTCCTTGAACTCCGGGAGCGTCGCCGCCACCTGCCGCACCGTGCGCGCAACCCCGTCGAGCATCAGCGATCCCACCGCACTCTCAACGTCCACGCCGCCCGTATTGCCCTGCGCTGCCTCGTTTTTGCTCAAATCATTGGTCATCATTCTTCGCCCTCAAACCTCTACAATTTCAAGGCCGCACGCGGCCATAAGATGCTTTTTCAGGCTGTAGACGGGCGTTTTCATGCCCTTCACATCCTCGATTACCTGCCTGCCACCCTTGACGTACACAAAGTCGGCCACGTAGTACCGCGCCGCCCTGCGCCGCCCGCCGATCACGACTGCGGGGGCAATCTCGAACCGCACCTGCATTCGCAAATTGGCGATCAACCCGGCCGACCGCAGGCGCTTAAGGTCGTAGTACCGACTGCGTTCCCGCTCGCTGTCGAATTTCAGGCCGTCCGCCTCACACTTCCTGTTCCCGTACTTCGGTCGTCCTGCGATGGGCGGCGGATCGAGGTTGTCCGCAACGTCATCGAACCCGGCCGGGTATGGCTGGCTCCCGTTCCGTTGCGCGATCAACCGCTGTGCCGTCGAAAGCTGTGAGCGAATCCGCGCCGTCCCGATGTGCGTTGCGCCTTCCGGCACATCCACCTCCCAGCCCGCCTGACGCCCCGCCTTGGCCTTCCTGCTACTGCCTACTGCCTGCGACAACGCTGCACGCGCTGCCGCCAACCTCACCACCGCTTCCTCCATCCATCCTCCGAATGGGCCTGCGACTCGCTTTCCGGCCCGCTGCTGACCCTGCGACACCCTCCCTACGCCTTCCTTGCCCTGACTGCCCCGGCGGCTTACGCAGCCTTTGGCGAGAATCGCGGCGGATTCATCCGGCATTCCCTCCCGCCCACCACGAAAACCCATTCGGGTAGATGCGCGCAGTTCCGATACCCGAGCCGATACATGCGGGTGTATCCGGGCCGCTCCGTTGCGGGCTTACATCCTCTGCACAGATTCGGAGTGCTTACCTCTTGGTAAGCGTGTTTCTCCCGTGTTCCTCGCATCCCCTTACCCTCCGGTCATCGACAGCCCCAATGCGTCGTGAGCGATGCGCAGCTTGTTCAAATCATGGCTTCCGGGCCGCTCGCGCTCTTCGCGCACGATCCGTTCAGCCCATCCCCTGCCTCCTCCCTTCGACTTGTTCAGCGGGGCCGCTTGCCGCGCCACCGCATCCATGTTCGCCCGCGCTGTCTCGCGGTCTGTTTCGTTTCTGCCCGGTGCGGATAGCGCGTCGATCCTGCTCGGCACCGGAAGCACTGCACCCTGCTGCACGTAGGACAGCGCCGCCTTGAACCTCGGCAGTAGCTGCGCGTGCGTCTGCTGGAGCATGTCCCACTCGCCAATCCGCGCCGCCGCCCAATAAATCGCCGGATTGGACCAAACGTCTTTTCCGTGCTGTCTGCGCCGCATCTGCTCAATCGCCTCGTGCAGCATCGAGTCCATATCCTGCCCCGGCCTGCACGCGTCCAGAAACTCACCCCACCCCGGCGGATATCTCATCCGCTCACAACCCCGGATGCCGCGCCGCAGGTCTGCCGGCGTCAGCTTGGCCTCAATGATTCGCTGGCCCCATGCGCGGCGCATGTTTGCGATCCCCGCGTCCTCGCCGTCGACCATCAGGCCACTTTCGTACTTCGCGACAAACGGCCTACCGTGCAGCCCGAGCAATTCAGCGAAAACGTAGTCCATCGCCGCATCTACACGCGCCTGCTGTTCGGCGCTTACCGCTACCTCATTCATCAGCCGCCCCCATCAATCCATCGCGCCTCGCCGTCGATCACGTTGCCGTCGTGCTGGCCCCGCGCCGCCTCGCCGTACCCCGCCTGACCCGGCATCCCTCGCGGGAACATCGCCGCCATGCTTCCGGCTCGCTGGTCGTCGCGCCTCGTCGGCTTTGCCTGCTGCCCTTCGCCGCGCCTGTACCAATCAGCCTTGAACCCCTGCCACGACGACGCCGCCGCGTATGCAACTGCCGCCTCCGCAGTGATCCCAGCCTTTGCCGACTCGCTCACGACCGATTCCCACACCGTAAGCGTTACCTCTTTGCCCTTCCGAGCCGTCATCCAGTCCGCCGCAATCTGCGGATCAACCCCCTGAGCAACCAGAAAGGCGATGCTCTGTTCACGCTTCGAAACCCGCTTCTCAGACGCAGGCGGCTTGCCCGCCTTACTTCCATCCTTGCTTCTATTCAATCCTTGCTTAACATCAGTACTTACTAGTGTCGGATTGGCCGGATACGGTCCAGCCGTATCCGGCGCAGCCGTATCCGGCAAATCCGTACACGGTGGAAACGGCGTTTCGGATACGAGGTAGTCATACCCTGCGAGCCGTCCGGCACTACCACGCGCTCGGGTCCGCTGCACGTATCGAGCTTGAATCAGTTCGTCCAAGATGCCGTAGATGCCGTCTCGCCCTGTGCGCTTCCGCGCCGTCTTTGTATGGTTGACAAGCGCCTCGACGTTCACCTTCCAATGATCTGGCTTGCCGAGCAAGAAGACCAAAAGCCCCACTGCCTCCCACGACAGATTGGAACCCTCGCTGATCCGCTTATCCAGCGTGTAAAAGTTACTTTCGGGTCTTGCCGCCCGAATGATTGCCATCAAGCCACCCCGCTAATTCCAGGCAGTTCCGGGTTATCGCTGCGCCGCTTGGCCCACTCGAGAATCTGCGCGACGTTGATTTTTTCGTTCAACGAGCATGCGTTCACCGCGCCGCCGGACTCCAACTCGATCGCAATCGCAAGGCCGATACCGAAGCGCTGCTTCGTGCTGATCGACTTGCGAATGTTGCCGAGAGTCGTTCCGGCACGCCTCGCGAAGTCCCGCTGGCCGTCCGGGGTCTTGGTCTTGAGATATTTCCTGAGTGCTTCCATACGTTCTCCTTCAAAATCGGGTGCGCCAGCTCGTGCGTGTCATCTGGGCAAGAAATACTGTCGGTTCGCCCATGCCCGAAACATACACCATTTGGTTTATTGCAACAACACCATTGTGTTTATTTCACCATTTGGTTTCAGGTGTTCTAATGAGAGCCATGAACGACGATCTACTGACCCATGCGCAGGTCACCGAATTGCGCCGCGAAGCACTTAACCGGCTGATCGAAACTCACGGTCAAGCCGAAGTTGCGCGCCGGATGAAACGGCTGCCTCAGCAGATAAATGACATGGCTAAGTCCAAGTCATTCGGGGAGAAGGTGGCGCTTGAATTTGAGCGCGCATGGCGGGATAACTCCGGAGGGGAGTTGATAGACCTTGTTGCACCAAGGCCGCGCGGTGGTGCATGCCTTGGTCCAGTCGGCTGGGATAGCCTAGGCGAAATTGATCGCGCGAGAGTTGAGGCGTTTATTAGCGGGCTGCTTGCTCGCGCGCCGACTCTGCCCTCTTCAACGCGTCAAGACGAAGATCGGCCAGCAGGCGACTGAATGCCATATTCGCTTGGGCTATTGGCTCAAGCGACGCATCCTTGAACGTGAATTCTTGAGTCACAACAGGACGCCGCCCGCGCGCAGTCAGTCCGAAGGCCGGGCGCTCAAGCGTCACATCCCACCTGCCATCCACCCTCAACCGTTCGACCAAGACAACGCCCCCAACAAGAGCGGGGTTGGTGGACGCAACAACCCTCGCAATATCACCGGCGCGGCAGCGTAGGCGCCTCTCCCCGCAGCTATTCTTTTCTTTCATCTACCTTTCCGTAGTCAAAACACTGTACATCCATACAGCAGTCTATCTATAGACCCGTTTCCTTACAACACCGTATGGAGTGCATCCCGTCAGATTTTGCCCATAGGGATTACTCTAAAAGCGAGGAAATACACCAAATGGTGTTGACAGACTATACACCACTTGGTTTATAGTTCGAGGACTGACAACGCATCCCGCCGGGAAACGACACATGGACGCAGGCGACCTCAAATTTGGCGACAAGGTGTGGTACGCAGGCGTCGCAGCAGTCGTGCAGCGCATCGCGAAGAACGGCGCCTATGTATCGTTCGACGGCCGCGGGCTGCGTGCAGGCGAGCACATCATCCGCCGCGTCAGCGCCCTCGATCTGTCGCATCGCGGCGAACACGTCAACGCCGCCTGACGATCGCTCTCACTGCCCACGGCAGGCCGGCAAGGACGAATAGGAGTACATATGGATACAAACCGAATCGCAGAATACGCGAAGGGCTGGAACGCCGCGCAACTGAATCGCGCACTTCCACCAACCGGCGAACTGATTGGCGCAATCGGCTATCGCGACGCAAAGAGCACCCGCCAGCGTCGAGCCAAAGCGAAGGCAATCCCCCAGCGCGCCGAAGGCTGGCGCTTCGCAGGCAAAGCGGGCCGGTTCCACGTGTGGTTTCCGGGCCGGGGCGATGACTACCTTGTGACCGACGGCGAGCAAGGTGAGGTCACGGTTTCGTCGCCAATCTTTGGCATCGCCTACGCCTGCGCCGCTCGCATGGACGACGACAGCAGGAAGCGCGTCGAGCAATGAGCGCCACCACAACACGAAGGGGAACGACGATGGCACGGATCAAGGCTGAAGAGGTTTGCGTGGGCGACAAGATCGTGCGCCCCGGCGATGCGATTTACGAAGTCGTGGCGCTCGAATGGTTCACGGCTACGGTGCATCTGCACTGCGTCGATCGCCGCGTGGCCAAGCTCGACCGGCACGAAACGTTTTCGTTCAACCGCGACGAACTCGTGCGCGTCGCCTGACCAACCGCGCCCGCTACTGCGGACAACACCAACCATGAACAATCGAATCGTTTCCGCAGCCCTCGCCCTGATCGCCACCGCGACGGCAGTCTGCCTTTCCGCCATCGCGGGCATGCAGCGCGGCGGCCTGGAAAGCGAGCGCGCCCCGTTGATCGCTGTGGGCGTCGTGCTCGTCGTCGCCGCCCACCTGATCCCGGCATTGATGCGCGGCAAGCCTGCATCCGTGCGCGTGATCGGCTTCGTGATCTGGGCGGGCGCTATGGCTGCGACCTGCTACGGCCACGCAACGTTTTTCCTGTTCGCGTCGATTCATGCGGGCGACCTGCGCGCCAGTAACGTAACCGCGTCCGTTACTCCGGGCGTTACTGCGTCACGCGACTTCGTGACTATCGCCCATGACCGCGCCACCGCAGAGGGAAAGCTGGCGCAAGCGAAGGCCGAACGCTGCTATCGAACCTGCCCGGAGTTGCAGGCGAAGCGAGCAAGGCTAGCGGGCGAGTTACACGCGCTCGATGTTGAGCGCGACATGGCCGAACGTGAGTTATCCGCACGCGACCGCGTGAGCGTCGAGCGCAAGGCAGCAGCGCGCGATCCAATGACGGATGCCCTTGGAATCCCCCCGCTGTTGGTCGGCATGCTGTTCGCCGCCGTTCTCGAAGGCGTCGCATGCCTGTGCTGGACGATCGCCCTTGCCCCGGCCGGCGTGACTGCCGCCGTTACTCCCGTGACCGAGCGTTCCGCAAAGAGTCACGACGCCAAGCCGCCGCGCGATGGGTATGCGACAGGGGGAATCGTGACCGCGAATCAGGTTCGCGTGCTGACAGAATTGGCGCGCGAGCACGTAGCCCCGAACTCGATGGCCGAGCGCGTCAATCGAAGCGCGCTCAACAAGGCGAACCCGAAGCGCGATTTGCCGGTTGCCGCAGTCGCCCGAGCCAATGCCGACGCGAGCACATCGAGCGACCCAGCGCCACCGGATGACGACATAGACCGAGCACGCGCCGCCGTCGAGGCGAACGAACTCCGCCCGACCGTCATTGCGATCCGCCAGTTTCTCCGCTGCTCACAAACCCGCGCCTCCGAAATCGCGCGACTGCTGAAGGACGTTTAAACAGTGCATTCCACGAATCCTCGGACCCTCGCGGATTTCCGCGACAAGACACAACGCATGCAGGTCTACAACCTCAAGCGGCCCCGATGCCCCGCATGCGAGAAACAGACCACCACCCGCGACCTGCAAATGTTCGGCCGCTGCTACAAATGCCATACAAAGGGAAAAGCATGAGCCTCCAAAAACTCCGCGATCTGATTGCAAACGACGGCTACGCGATCACCTTTCAAAGCATGGCCGCATACCGAAATGCGCTGCTCGCCGCATTCCCTGTCGCGCACCCCGCAGCAGCGACAGCCGACGAGCGCAGCACTATCGCATGCCAAGTTCATAGCGGAGCTGATTGCATCGAGTGCGGCGGCACTGGCGTTTGGCTCGTGCCGGCCGACGCGCAGCCGCGAGTCCAGCGCGACACCGACAAGCGAATCGGCCTGCTGTTCGAATCCAAGGAAGCTGCTGACCACTGGAAAGCGCGCGCGGCAGCATCGCCCGCTGCGGCGGCAGCGACGACCAGCATCGCGACGGAAGCGCTCAAAGCGCTGATGCGCGCTTGCGATGCCCGAGAACTGCCTTTCCTTCGCACGCCGGCTGAAATGCTGGCCAGTATCGTCAAGTGGGAATTGGACGAGCAACCCGCACAGGCCGACACACCATGCAAATGCCGCAACCTCGGAGACTTGGACGGCACACATCACCCTCTTTGCGATGCTGCCCTCCCGAAGTCCGCCGCACCGGCGACGGAACAGGCGACGATCCCGGAACCGACGGACGATGTTCTGTGCGCTTGCGGATGGGAAACATGGAATAGCCTCGGAAGCTATGTAGATCGCGGCACAGCCACCGCTCGCTACCGAACCATCGCGGCATTCGTACTCGAAGGCATCAGCAGTCCGGCACCGCTCGCGCAGCATGACGCATTGCAAACGCGAGGGGCACAATGATAGAAGCGGGCGAAGTCTTGAACCTCGCGCGGCGCGCAGTGCAACTTTATGCAGAGACGCACCCGCGACCGGCTCACGTCACGATCCAACAAGCCGCCGAAATGATGGGGTTGAGCCGCCACACCGTGAGCAAGATGGTCGTCGTAGGGACGCTCAGACTCAACAAATGCGGACGCATCCCCATCAGTCAGGTTGATGCCGCACTACAGGGCGGCTAACCGAGCGGCAATATCAGCAGCGGATTCGCGGTAATACGTCCGCTGCAATATCTTCAGGTCGGCATGGCCGCTTACCCGCGCCAACGTCATCACATCGACCTTTCGCGAAAGCCGCGTCAACGCTTCTGCGCGGCTATCGTGAAAATGCACTGTGGCAATTGACGGGTACACAGCGGCCAACCGCTCCCGCGCCTTTCGGAAAAGAGCGTCGAGGCTTTGACTAGAGATTGCAAAGCACCGCTCCTTATCCGCCACAACGCGCAGCAGCCTCACTGCTTGCCGGGTTAACGGCACCTCACGCGGCCGGCCCGTCAAATGCTGCGTCTTGTGCGGCACGCGTGCGACGCGCTTGTCGAGGTCGAGCGTGCCTTTCCCGAGCGCCAATATCTCGCCCGCGCGCATAGCCGACCGCAGCGCGATCAAAAACGCAAGCGCCGTTTCCTGCTGCAACGAGTGCGGTGGAACGCCTGTGCGATAGCCCAATTGCCTACAAAGCAACTTCACCTCAAGCGGCGAAACGCGCCGGTCACGAGGCGGTGCGTCGGCGGGTAGTCGGAACCCCTCGAACGGGTTGGCATCCATCCACCGCCATTCCTTGCGCGCAACCGAGAATGCGTTTCTCAGCCAGCTAATATCACGCAGGACTGACGCTACACCCACGGCCGGAACCTGCTTCCCATCACTCCCCACGAATCCCCGCAATCGCGCATCACGCCATTCCGCCAGATCGGGGGTCGTGACGTCGGCTAGTGTCTTGTCGGCCAGGGTCGGGAAGTTGCGGAGGAAAGCACGCAGCCGCATCGACTCCGGGCGCGCACCGCGTTTCGCCGGGATTATCTCCGCGTCGTACCGCTCCAACATGGCGCGCAAAGTGTAGCGTTCGGCCGGCCGTTGTGCGGCCTGCTTCCGCAATTCATGCTCGCGCGCCGCCGCCCATGCCTTGGCTTCGCGCTGCGTTCGAAAGGTCTGTGAATCGCGAACCGGTTTGCTGGCGGGATCGGGCTTAACCGAAATCTGCGCCCGCCAACCGTCCTTGTAGGGAGTAATGGAAGCCAT